CTGATCGAAAACATCATCACGCGACGGCGCAGCCTTGCCTGCGGCAGCATAACCGGCAAGCAGAATTGCCATTTTATCAGCGATTTCTTCACGTTTTCCAAATTGTGGGCTTTGCTGATTTAACGACTGATATTTTCCTTTACCAAGAACTGGCTCATATTCTTTACCCAGTCCAACGATTTTATTATCAAACCAAGTTTCAATTTCCACTGCCTGCGTAGCGACAGACCTTGCGGAAATTTCACCTTGTATATTTCTTAAATTAGATATTTCATCACGCTGAGTTTTGATTTCCCCAACTAATGCGTTTAGTATCTTAACTACTTCTGGATCAAAATCATCTGGATTAATCTTAGACAAAACATCTAGCGTATCCTCTTTACTTTCTTTCTCACTTGCTTCATCCTTCCTTGGAATACTGCGTTCGGCCATTACACATGCAGCAATTAGCGTTCTTTCGTTTCGGAAAGCAGCAACATCTTCAACAGAAAAACCAAGATTAATGGCCCGACGAATTACTGAGTCTGAGATCGTTTCTTCAGATTGACCAGTATCAACAGATTCACTATCTTCTTCTTTCTGTTCATCCTCAGAAACTTCATCGTCATTTTTGGTGTCGCCTTCAATTTCTTCTGATTCAGATTCGCTCTGATTGTCCTCTACGTCTTCAGTCTGTTCCTGATTCTCTTCCACTTCCTTTGTGTTAACATCTTCCTGATCGTCTTGATTATCGGCAGTCTCCTCCACATGGTCTTGAACTGCATTTTCAATCTCTGCTTTTTGCTCTTCAGATAATGGCATTTCATCTCTCCCTAATTAAATGAAGCCTTATTATACATACCTCTTACTTTTAGTGCCTTGTCCTGATGCTTTTGGCTAGTATATATAGGATCGCCATCTTTATTGACTTCCGTTGGCACTCCACGATCTTTTAGATAATCTCTTAATTCCTGAGCTTGATCTGGCTGAACTCCGCTCGCAACGCACGGATTCATAGGCCACGTTCCATTGCCACGCTTAATTGGCGTTTTAGTGCCCTTAATAAACGTATGCTTATATTCAAGCGACCTATTACGCTTGGCCACCCTACCATCGACCTCGACGGACGCCGGGCACCCCCCCATAGGGAATACCCTTTCAACCACCTCACCATTCTCAGTGGAAAAAACATATGTAGCCATGGACCCCTCCTACTACAGTATACCATACGATCCGCAAAAGTCAAGCCTAAAAAAGACCCCTTTCGTACCAAAGCTTTTTTGCGCCCTTCTTGGGCTTTTCCCCAGCGACCTTCTTCATGCCCTCCCCGATCTTCTCAGGAAGCGTACCAAATGGACCGCCAATATCCCGACGCTCTTTCTCTTTTGCTTCCGCCTCACGCAACTCACGAATCCGCTGCTTTGCGATGCGGAGCTTCTCCTCTTCAGTTGCACTAGCAGGATATTCTGACTTGCCACTCTTGCCATTAGTTGGCTTCATTGGTAGCGGCCTACCCGCACTTGCCATCCAATCGCGTGCCCTAGTGAGTAATTTTATTAGTTCGTTCATTTATAGCACTCCTGACTCTGCTTGCTGAGGGCTGTCACCAAGTAACATTCGTTGTAAAATATCTGACTTACCAGAAGGTGTCGGACCCTTCTGTCTCCCATCTTGCTGTTCCGCCCCTGAAACGCCCTTAATAATCTCAGACTCTTGCCCGGAACTTTCCAATTGCCCGGGCTCCATAAAGAACACAATATCACGCAATTCATCAAAATCATTATATTTAGCAATTAAATCAAGAATCACTTGTATATCAATTTGGCCACCTTGCGCTCTAATTTCCGGCGCAAGCGGAAAGATATATCTCTCTAATATTAAGGCAAGCTTTTGCATTTTAACAGTAAGAGAATTATCCGCCATACTATACACATCAACTCTTAAATCGTAATTTTCTATATTCCCCTTGCGAGCATCTTGATCCCATTTAACTGGCACTTTTAATTCAGGAAAGCCCGGCATAGCCTTCTCTAGCATCCTAACTGTAACTGGATCGTTCCATTCATAATAACATAAATCCTTAAACACACCCTCTATTGCACTAATTGTCTTATCTGACATATCACGCAGTAAAGCCGATGCGGACTGAGAAATTAATCTATCCTGTCCGAGTGTTTCACTCTGCACGGCGAGGCCACCAAGGGAATCTATATTGCCAGCAAAATAAGACGAAAGCTCCTTAACCTGCAAATAGAACGCAAGTGTTTTAGCATCAACCCCGCCTGCTTCCAATCGTTGAGGTTGTTGACCACCATATCTAATTCCCTCTCCGTCATTAGCATTTTTGAATGCATTAACAGCGTCTTCGTCTTCTCCCGTAAAGCCGAGAACACTCTTTTGCGAATCGGCTTGATCTGCAATCTTACGAAATAATGCGTTACCAAGTTCATGCAAATCCATCCAGATAGCGACGTTAGAAACTGGTAAAAGATTGCCAGGAACATGACTGTATGCCAATTTATGATATGGCCCATTCCCTGGACCAGTCCATTTAGTTTCCTTCACTATCTTCTTAGAATTTACAATATAAGTAACAATAAGACCATCATCTGGAAGCCACACGTCTCTCGTGTGTACACGAGGTTTATACTCCATAATACTCCTAGAAACAGCGATACTTTCCGCCCTCTTTTGCCCGCCACTTCCAAGATGGGGCGAATTGTAATCAGGCTTTAAGTCTTCCTTCTCTCGCTTAGTTAATTCAGCCCACTGCTTCAATCCATCATATGTAGGCCAATAATCATTTCCTTCAAACTGAATATCGTCCATGTCCTTTGCTGACATATCAAGAAAGTAATCGTCCACCGTCACGATGTCAACAAACGGCTCCCCGTATGCGTGACCCAATACTTCGGATGTAGTTGACAGCCCTACTTTCACAACACCTAAAGTAAACAATGCCTCAACGACCCATCTGCGAAACGTCTCAGTCAATCCAATTTCATTCGGAATTTCGTTTACTGCCAATTCTAAATTTGCTGCAACTGGCTGTAGCTCTCTGTTCTTAGTAGTAATCATAACCCTTGGCGCTCTTGCTGCAAGCGAACGTGTGTAAATGTCTACAGCAAGTTTCAAGAAATTAACCGGAACGCGCTTATCTGGCCCATTTGTTGCATAATGTCTTCCAGTAAATTGCTTAATAGCCTTGATTCGTTCTTCTCTGATAAACTCTAATTCCTTTTGGGAATCGTCAATACTATCAAATAATCTTGATACGCTTTTCTCACTTAGGTGCTTACTCATCGCCAACCTTCCCCAAGTTCTTTATTAGTTTTCTTATCCTTATCATCTCTCATCTTATTACGCCAAGCAAGAGATCCCACTGGAATTTCGGGCTTCTCTTCAATTTTTACCGTTGAGTGTTTTTCCGAAATACATTTCCACGCTAATGCATCAGCAGTCACTCTGTCGCCATGATTTGCATTCGCGCCTGATGGGTCCATTTTATTAATAGATTTAGTATGAGCAACACTGCCATTTTGTAAAAATACATACTCAAGAGTTTCTTCCAATGCTATCCTTGACCTATTAATGCAATGACCGTTTTCTACAGCAGCCCTATAATTACCCAGCAAAGCGTGTTTCGCTTCTCTCGTAGCAAAAAAGCCAGGAATAGTAGTAATCTGTTTTGTAATAGATTCATCACGCCTCTTATAATAGATATTCCAATATCCAAGATCAATCACCCGCGAGCCAAATTGCCTACCTGGGCCTTGTGCATCCCAAATCAAAAACGGTTTCGTTGGCTTGTTAGCTGCAAACCATCTAGCAATAGCTACAGCAAATGACGCAAACGCTTCTGGTCTAATGTGCGGATCAGCATATTCAATTACTTTTTCGTTTGTTTTATCACTAAACCCGGATAAGACGGAATTAGAACTTCCCGTACCACTCGCAACATCAACACCAAATATAAGCCTATCATCTATAGTAGGATTATTATCCTTATCGAGTAAGCACCATAGCCTCACTTTGCCCTTCGGATGCTCAACGAATCTAACTGGTTCGCCTGATGCTGCATCATATTCTAAATTTCCTGTTATTGCAGGCGTCCTGGCAAAATCCTTAATGGCAACCTGAATCTTGTCGCCATCAAAAAACTGATACCCACTGCCGATATAATCAATATCAAGTTCTTGTGCTATTTCATATTGATTAATGCATCGTTCACATTCAGCGTCATACCAGGGCGAGCGGGTCTTGCCGTCCAAGACTGGCTCGTGATCTATTGGATAACCTTCTTTATCAAGAATCTGAAGACCACCTGTTTCGTTATCTGTAGTATACAGTCCCTTTGCTTTTTCTGGATGGATTGTCCAATGCAATCTTAATCGTCTAATATCTGTTTCTCTAATGTAGTAGAATGCGTTATTAGTTCCAGCAGGAGTTGAGTTAAAGATTCTACATGGCGTTGCATCTCTCGTAGATGATAAGACACTTGCTCCTTGCTCCACGGCAGCGAATTCATCCAGTAATATCGCAGTCCGTCTATCGCCTCTCGCAACCTTGCCAGTAGTTGATTCACCGTCAATGACTGAGTCTGTTTCTGGATTCTCAATATGCATCTTCCTTCTATGAACACTTGGATTATACCCTATAGGCTTCAAGAATAACGGAAGGTTTTCCAGGGCAAAATCAAGCTTCCAGAATAATGATTTAGGATTACCTGAAGCATCCACATAATCTTCGACACGCGATACCATTAAAAAAGTTTGCCGTCTTTGAAATAGCCAATACCAGAAAAATGCCATCACACAAAGCCATGACGCACCCATATCTCTTGATTTCTCTATGAGTAGATCATGGTTATTAATAGCTGATAGAATCTGTATAAACGGTTGCTCTTGATAAGGATATAGAATAAACGGTATCTTGGTTATCGGTTTCTTGCGTGGATCAAATGTCCACACGAATCCATTCATAAAAAACAGTGGGTCAAGCTGGCACACTCTGTATATTGCTGCACAATACGACTGATCCTCCATAACCTTCTTATACACTTCCTTGCGCCAATACAAATTATGCAGTCTATCAGTAGGAATCTTACTATAAAATGGGCAGCCGTCGTCCATAATTACTAACTATCTAATTCAATTCCGCAAACACAATCATCAATATATTCACAACACTCAAGGCAAGTAGTCCTCTCCTGGGGAGATGGAGCCATTGCAGCGTACCTTCTAATATATAATTCAACTTCTTCGCACAATCTATTGCGATACTTTTGGGGGAACGATCTTCCTTCCGGTGAAATCCATTTGTATCTGAAGTCGCTACATCCAGTATCTACAAAAATCCATCCACCAAAGATGCTATGCTCAGTAAGCCATTGATACCAATCGTCTGTAAACAACATTTAACCTCTCCTGTTGATACTATTTTCACTAACTTCCAATACCATCGAACTGTCGGGAAGTTCCTGCCTTGTATCATTCCACTCTATCGCTGCCAACGCCAACGCAGCAGTTTTTATCATGCATTCCCTGAAGCTATACTTTTCAGGATCAAACGATGTAGGCATAGCCCATCTACTTGCGTAATTTGATATGTATGATGCCCACAATCCTTCGCTATTAAATTCATCTTTCCATTCTCTTTCTTCTTGCCTCCTTCTTTCTGTTAATATACAATCTAATGCATGTGATTTTATTTGCATTTTTAATTCGTCCACTTTGCTTCTCCTATCTGAGAAAACTAGGAAGATTATCTAAATACCTAATCTCGTCAATCATAGCACTAAGTTCTTCTGTATTTTTCTGGCAATCCCTCCGAAAGGTTGTGCTATCCATGGCTTTGCTTTCGATCTGCGAGAACTTAGCAAAGAAGTCCTTCGGCCTTTCGCACGCTTCTAAGAACATAAAGTATGCTTGATCGTTCGGGCATTCAGTTGGGTCTCTCCCAGTGCGATGCTTCAGTCCAGC